CTTATGATCCTGATTCCTGTGGTGAAGACTACGCAGGCCAACCACCAGATGGTGACCAGTCGTTCATTGTGCCAAGGCGTGGTCTGGAACCTGACTCAGGCCCAGATGATGACCCCATGATAGTGGAACGACGCGGCTCACCAGCGGATTCGGATTCACTTGTATTTGAAGAAGATATGGGTGAATATCCGGACGAATTTCCTGATAACAGCGATGATCCGTTTGTTTCGATGTATGAGATGGCATCGAAGCAGCGTCAGGAAAAACGTAAGAAAAAACAAAAAAAGAAGACCAAGAAGAAGGCCAAGAAGAAGGCCAATGCTTCATCTGAGGGCGTAGATCTTTTGGAACTGGCTGCTTTTGTGGAAGGGGGTGATGAAGATGCACAATTTACCGATGGCGAACAAGAATCGCCAGCAAAGGGGCGGTTTAGGCAACCATCTGTTTGCCAGATGGAAGAAAAAATGCTTGAAAAAACGGACTTTCTCTATAGGAAATCCGTGTTATACCATTATAATGATCAATACTATGAAGCGATCGACGCTGAGGGCGTTGTAGCTCTTTACCGTCAATACATAAGTCCAGGGCTTGACGGGGTGAAAAACCTCCGAAATCATCTGGATATTTATAAATGTATGAAGGCGAATCCTCGTTTGAAGTATGAAGATTCGCTTAAAGATAAACCATATTGTCCTTTGAAAAACGGGATCTTGTATCTCAATAAAATGAAGCTGAAACATCATAGCTCCAAGCGTATAACATTTACCGTTCTGGATGCTTGCTATGATGAGGATGCCGAATGCCCGGTGTTCGACGAGTTTCTCGATACGATTACTGAGGGACGTGAAGATTTGAAGGAACGTTTTATGATGGCACTTGGGTATCTTCTGATTGAGCCTTCAAGCGGAAAATATTTCTTCGTTATGGGGTATGCTCCGAACTCTGGCAAGAGTATCTTGGGCAATACCATACAGAAACTTTATCCGGAAAACTCGGTGAGCAACCTCTCGCTTGGTGAACTGGGTGGTAAGTTTGAAACGGAGTCGCTGCTGTACTCCAGAATCAACATCTCCTTAGATCTTCCGCAGGAAGTGCTGAATGCAAGTGCAGTGTCCAAACTGAAGCGGATCACCGGTGGAGACAGCATCGAAATCCAGCGCAAAAATCAGAGGTCGCTAAAGCTCGATCATAATATGAAGTTTTTGTTTGCGACCAATTTCCTCCTGAGAATCGATTCAAACGATCCGGCATTTCTTGACCGGATTATCTTTCTTCCGTTCATGAAATCTATTCCGAAGGATGAAAGAGACCCGGATCTTGCTAAAAAACTCTGGAAGGAGCGCGATGCAATCGTGACGAAAGCACTTCAGTATGCCAGAAAACTGATGAAGCAAGGCTGGCAGTTTCCACCGATTCCTGATGTGGACTGCATGAGAGGGATACAGCGGAAAAACTCGATGGACTATCTTAAAGAGTTCCTTGAAAACCACTGTGAAATGGGGGACTACAACTATTTTACTGCTACATCTGATTTGGGGAGGACGTATGAGGCCTGTTGCGATGAAAACGGCACATGTCCGTGCAGCGCTACAGCGTTCAACAAGTACATGGAGCAGGCTGGCGGTGTTCGTGACCGAAAGCGTCTCACCGCCTCGGAAAACCCGGTGTGGGGGTTCTATGGTATCCGCCTTCGTCCGTAACGTCAGACATTTCGATGATACGTTATATCTGTGAGCCGAAGCACGATCACAAGCACTACGGAGGTGTTACGACGATGGACGTTGACGAAAAGGCGATGGCTTACTGTCTGATCGAAGCTCTTTTTGTGGCAGGACTGCTGAACCTGCCTACCTATCAGAACTTCCTTCGGATGAAGCGTGAGCAGGAGGAAGAACCGCCTGCAAAGGCTTCGTAAGCAACAGAGAAAGGCTCTGGTGGAGGATTCTGCCAGAGCCTTTCTTTTTATCCCCAAAAGCAAGAAAATGGAGGTAAAAACATGCGAGTAGCAGTATATGCGCGTGTCTCAACCGAACATGAGGCACAGATCAATGCACTGGGAAACCAGTTGGAGTGGTATAAAATTGAAGGCTCCCGGCACTCGGACTGGGAAATCGTGGAGGTCTATGTGGATCAAGGCATCACCGGAACACAGGCACAGAAGCGGCCAGAGTTTTTGCATATGATAGAGGATGCAAAGAAAGGTAAATTTGACCTTATCATTACCCGTGAGGTGAGCCGGTTTGCACGAAATACAGTTGATACGTTGTCCTATATCCGTGAGTTGAAGGCTGTGGGCGTGAATCTATTTTTCATCAACGATGGTATCAACACGGCCACCGATTATGGTGAGCTTCGGTTGACGATTATGTCTTCCTTGGCACAGGATGAAAGCCGAAAAATTTCAGAGCGCGTCAAGGCGGGGCAAGAAATCAGTCGGGAGAAGCATGTTTTGTATGGCAACGGAAATATCTTGGGATACCGCAGAGAGAATGGAACCTATGTTCCAGATCCGGATCAGGCACAGACCGTAAAACTGATTTACCAGATGTATTCGACTGGAAAGGTTGGGCTTCAAAAAGTGGCAGCAGAATTATACAGGCTAGGCAGATTGGATGCAAGCGGCCATGTTTCGTGGGACGCTTCCAAGGTGAGCCGGGTGTTACATAATGCGACCTATAAGGGTTGTATCTGCTACAATAAATCCCACAGTGACGGCTACTTGACGCAAAAACGTGTCAAAAATCTGGACGAAAGCAGCTACGTCTATGTGAAAGGCGATTTTGAACCGCTGGTGTCAGAAGAAACGTGGGACAGGTGCCAGCAGATTCTGACTTCAAAATCAGAACGAGTAATCGATGAAAACGGAAAGAAGCACAAGTATATGCGGAACACGCCGAAATCCATCTGGACGGCAAAATTGCGTTGCAGTTGCGGTGCAGGATTTATTCAGTTCAAGTGGCGTGTGAACCGGGATGGTGCTGTAATTCATGGATTTCAGTGCTACCGCCGTACACGCAGGCCGAGCATCAGCTACTTGCAGGAGCATGGCCTTGATTTGAGCATCAGCTGCCAAATCAAGGCTATCAGTGAGTGGAAGCTGGACTTGATGGCGGCAAAGGTGTTTGAACATCTCACATTTGACAAAGGAAAGACAGTTAAAGAGGTCTATAAAATCCTGAGCCGCTGTATGGCAGAGGAAAAGACGGTTCGTATTTCCAGAAAGGCAATGCTGGAAAAGAGCATCGCTAAGCAGAGAGAGCGGCTGGACAAGTATATTGACCTGTGTGCAGACGGCATCATCACCAAACAGGAACTTATGGAACGTCGCAAAGGCTTAGACAACCAGATCGCAGATCTGCAATCTCAGTATGAGAGCGTAGAACAGGAGGATGAACGCAGTGGAGCACTGGACATGAAGCTGATCTCGCAGAAGCTGGATGAATGGCAGCGGGCATCAAAGAACGATGTTAATCGGGAGCTTATCAACAGCTGTGTGGCGCAAATCACGCCTTTGACAAATGAAGAATTTCGCTGGGCACTCGACTTTCAGATGTCAGAGGTACGGGCGAGAAACGCCGCAGCATATACGATGGATGGCTTTGTAGAGATGGCACGCTTTTCGATTTCCTTTGAGGAGGCAAAGGCTTTTAAGGCATCCCGAAATCAGGGAATCCGCAAAAATGAATGGCAGGATCTCACGGTGGTTGTGGGAATCTGGTCGAAAACTCAAAAGTAGGAGGCTGTGTCGGCTGTGCCGGTTGTGTCAGAGATTTTCAAAACAAGTTTTATTATATCCTTATATCTCCACCCATAAAACACCTGAAAGACACGAAAACATAAGACTGATTCGCAAAAACACGGACACATCGGACACACTTGGTACAAGTTAGGCGTATCTGAAGCAGATATAATGATATATTATACCCTTGGATAGAAAGACCAGTAAGCAATCACATCAGCTTACTGGTCTTTGATTTTTACAGAAAGACGGAGGAAAAATCAATGGCAGAAATCTTTGAAAAAGTATTGGTGGAGGTGATGAAAGCAGTCGGAAAAGGTGCTGCGAAAATCA